GTTAGTATCTTAGCTTTACTAGGTTTAAATAGTCTAGCTACTTTCTTTGAAGCTTCCTTACCGGCTTTGTCATTGTCGAATGCAATGATAACATTATCAAAGTCGTCAAAGAAATCTAAATTTTCTTTTACATCTTTAACCGCACCGGCTGCTCCACTTTTAATAGATACTACTGCCCACTTACTACCGAGTAGCTCATAGGCAGACATGGCATCACATTCACCTTCAGTAATGGTAATGTATTTACCACTCTTAAAAAGTTGTTGACCAAACAATCCAGTATCAGATTTAGTTCCTTGCCAGAAGAATTGTTTCTCTCTAACATTCCTAGTCTTGGTAGCTGAAATCTCATGTCCATTATAAAATGGATACATGTGTTTAATAACATTACCTTGTAAGTCGTGAACAACTTTTACTCCGTATTTTTGAGCAGTATCTTTAGTTATTTTTCTATCTGTCAAAGCAGAGAAAGAACCTACCTCAATACTGTCCGGTTGTTTAATTGTTTGTGGCTTTGCCTCCATATTTTTTCCCTCACATAATTCATAGTAGTTGGGCATGAAAGAATCGCAACTAAAACATTTAGCTGAACCATCTTCGTTTACTCCTACCGCATCACTACTGCCACATAACGGGCAGGGCTGATGCACTTTATCCCAAGTAGTTGTCATGTTTGCCCTCACGTATTTGTTATTTTTTACTATCTTCTTTTTCAGCTTCCTCTGGAATTATTTTAGCTTCTTCGGAATCACCTAAAAGTTTTTCTAGGTTTGCTCTGTGTGTAGCGGTAGTAAAACTTAAAGCTTCGGTAATCACTTCTAAAGTTCCTACTTTTTGAATGATAACTCTAGCTTCACCTTGTTTGACTTCATCTTTTATGTTGTTAACATCATAAGATATTTCGCCTTCTTCATTTTTAATTGTTATAATCATATTAAAACTCCTCGTTTTCAGAATCAGGTTCAGCATACTCAACTAACTCATTTACTTTTACTGCAATAAGTTCAGCAAATGTACCATAGTTATTTTGGTATGGTTTAATTTTAACCTTAACTAATGAACCATTACCTACTAAAACATCTAGTGGATTGTTCTCCGCATCAACTAACTTAGGTGCTTCGTTGACACGTGTACCTACTTGTACTTTTCTACTAAATGAAAAAGCAGGTTCATCATATTTAGGTTGTCCAGTTCTATCTCTGACTTGAGATAGTCCTTGTGCTTCTAATTTAGAAGCGGTATCAGAGTCAGTCAAAACTGTTATCTGATATTTAGGGTCTCCGAATCTAGTGTTAGGGGTACTAACATTAGCCCACATCGCCTTTCCTTCTATATATTCATACATAATATTTCCTCTCTGTAATGTATTCATTGTTTAAAACTTGATATATTATATCACAAGTAAATTTATTTTGCAAGTCTTTTTTCTTTTCGCTTTGCATTATTTTTTTGCCTAGTCATTTCGTTCTCTTCGGCAAACCACTCATTGATGATATGTTCTTTTAAATCTTTAGTAGATAATCCAGTATCATTTTTAGTTATCCTTAAATGATTACTGCCAACCACTAGTGTAGCGTAGTTATGATACTTCTCATCAGCTAAAGTAAACTGATAGTCCGGAGCATTATAATACAGGACATCATTAATATTTTCTGCGTACATGCCGTAGTCTATTTGTTGTTTTTGTTTTTTCATACACCTCATTTAAAGAGGTAGCTAGTCATGTGGTGGTTTAGTACTCATTCATGTTTTATCCTTAACCTAATTTTGTATATACTCAAGGCTTTTACAAAGGCTCACTCCTAACTACCCGAATTATTTTAAATTCAGCGATGATAGTAGAAGTGTAGGTGGCTACTTCTCCTACATTCTTCTGCAGTACCAATCTTTCTACTACCACCTGTGGTTAATATCCCCGAATTTAATCTAGGCTTTATAACTAACCACCTCACTCACTCAGCTTGACAAAACAATGCCGACACAAGTGTTAAATTCTGTGAGGTTTTAGTGTACAAGACCTCAAACTTGTTTGATTATTGCAATCAAGTTATACAGTTATGAAGGTT